TCTCAAGAGTAGGACAGTTAGTAGACACATAAATGTCAATACCATACAACTCACCGATCTTACCATTAACAACGCCTTGACCATTAACAAAGTCAGAGCTAACGTAGCGATCAATACCCATGATGCTGTTACGTAGTGCAGGTGGAATAACTAAGAAGCGTCCGTCCATAGGTGCGTCTGCATCATCCAACTTCTGTACCATGTCACGTAGGAAGCTATCAGCAAATACGTCAGCAGGAATAATCGTGTCTGCTGCATATGCTGTAGTGCCAGAAGTAGCATCATTGTAGAATGTAGCACTGGTGATAAAGTTAGAACCATCACCATCACCAAAAGACTTACCAAGGGTAAATAGATCATCATCTACTTGCTTACCTAGGGCATAGCCAGCATCACCAGTATAGAACTGACGTAGTGAAGCAAGTGCTTGTACCTCAGTAATATCTTCGATCATACGTGAGTATTCAAAGTGCTTGTTAATAGTTACCAAAACTTCTGTTTCTGTAGCGTTCTGAATAGTAACTGCTGTGTTTTCTGCTTTAGCATTAGCAACACCACGGGTAGGCTTAGGGATATGAATAGTATCGCCTTTCTTACCTTGCATTGCAATTTTTTTAGTTAAAGGTGCAAGTACAAGTGATTTCTCATACGCTGCAATTACTTCGTCAGACCAAATTTCGGGGATGAACTTTGCTGCTGATGTGTTGTCTACAATACCGCCCGTGGCGGGATATGTGGAAGTAGCCATTTTTAATTACTCTCTATAGTTAGGTTATTTGACCCTTTTCTCAGCGTATGCTAGTGTAATATCGTCTGAGAGTGCTAAATAGCGTTCTGGGTCTGTTTTCATAAGTTTAATAATGTCAGTTCGTCTATAGATTTTCTTGGAAGTACCTGAGTCGGGATTGCCACGTGTGTAGCCATTCGACCCCTCTTTGACAGCTTTCTGCCTTCCTGCTTTTTCTGCTTGAAGTGTTTGATTAATAGAGCCAGCACGATCTTTCCATAACGAGAAAAGTTCACTTGCTGCTTCCATATCAAAATGTTGGTCTGCCTGTACAAACATACGAGTCCTAATCTTAGAAGCTTGAATCCACTCAGCAAACCTAGGGTCTTTTACAATCTCAGGTATTTCTGGGTGGTCTTTTTGAAGAATTGCCATAGACGTTTGTTGTTTATACGCACGTGTAGATTCTTCTGCTGCTTTTACTGATGGATGATTCTCGATTGCTTTACTGATAGCCTTTTCTGGGTCAGAATAAAAATCTATGTCTTCATCTGTGTCATTAGCCGTTTGTGCTGGCTTCTGATCGTTGAGTTGTGTGTTGATATAACTATCGACTACTTTACGTAAGTCACCTACTTCTGAGCTTTGGCGACCTAGGAGCTTTTCAGCTTCTTGGTGCATCCGTACTACATCTTCAAGTGATTTACCATTGTACTTATCTGGGACTGCCTCAGTTTCACTTGACTCTAGGTTTTCCTCTTGCAAAGGTTCCGTAGTTTCTTGTGTATTTTGAGCCATATCATCTAAGCTATCAAAACGCTCGTTTTTAAAGTCCTCTTCGTTTTCGAGGATAACTGCTGCCATATTAAACTCCGTACCTTAGTATTGTGGAGAAGTGATTAAAAATGAAAGCTTCCTAAGACTAGGAGTTGGCTTTCTCTGCTTGCACTCTACCTCGTTCATGGTCTTTAACCCATTTTAGAGTTGCTCCAGCAAAGTCGCCAGAGAAAGGTTCTAAAGAAGAACGTGGAGAGGAAAGTTGTCTGGTTGCTAAGGCACTACAGGACTTACATTTCTGTGTGTCTGGTGAGCCTTTAACCATGTGTTCGTTGATGTGTCCTAGTGTGCATTTGTAATCGTACATTTTATACATTAGCATCTTCACTCAAGGACTCTTGTCCACGTAGATTAGTTTCTTCTAGTTGAAGAAGAGTGCCAAGAATATTAAGTTGTCCCTTACGGAAGTAAAGGTCTTCAATAGTCTTAACCTGTTCTACAGAGTCAATGTTAGGAACTTGTAGTTTTAAGTCTTTAATTAGTAAACCCCAACCTTCCATGCGAAAGAGGTCATTCATCTGCCTAAAGTAAACTTCTAATTCGTTATCTGTCATTTATACTACCTATTATACCATGTTTTTAACAAAAAGTCAAGATTTTTCTTTACTTTTCTTAGAAAGTGTGGTATTAGAGGCCACTAGGGACTCTAATGTTTCCATTTGCCCCTCTAGCTTGGTTATTTTGTTCAAAAGCTTGCTGTAGCTCTCGTTGATTTGCTCCACTACTTGCTGGAGGTCGCGTTGAGATACCATTTTGCTGTCCTTGTGATTTTAAAGTAATTTCTTTATCTTTTAAGATACGATCTGCAACTGCAAGCCTACGTTCAAACTCACGATCATCATTTTCACCATCCTTTAGGTTAGTAGTGATAGCTCTGATACGATCAATCTCCATTTCTTGTGGTATAGCCTGAGCTTCTACCATAAGTTTCTGTGCCCTAGCCTTAGATTCCTCAGCTTGTGAAGATAAGGCGGCTGTTTGTGACGCTTGGAACGCTAATTCAGCTTGTCGAGTCTCTTCACCTGCTTTCTGCTGCTCTGGTGTAGGTTGAGAAGCTTTATCAATTAAACCTATTAACTCTTCCCTGTTGGCAACATTCATATTATCAACAATAGACTTAAGCATGACAGGGTAGTAAGGTGTATCCTTACCCATTGTCTGTAATAGTTGTACTAACTGGCTTACCTCATACTCCCTAGCAATAATACCTAAGGAGCTAGTTGCATTAAATTTATAGTCACTAACGGGGTAAAGCTCAGGCTCATACTGCATATAACGCCAAGCAGCCTTAGATACGAAAGGTATCAAGAAAGACTCTTGGAAGTTAATCAAGGTGCGCTTGTGTCGCTTAATGATTGCACCTAGAGACATTGAAATGCCAGCAGCAGTCGCCTCACCATTTATAGAACCTCCAACACCAGAAGAGTCTACGGCACCTGTCGATTGTTGAACCATAGTCTGTAGTGCTTGAGCCTGAGCAAAAGTTATTTGGCTTACGTTGCCAAAGTTGAATGGGTTGATAATCTCTTTAGGGTCACCATTGGTTAGTAGTATCTTACCAGCACGAATCTCTGGCTTAGTGCCCCTAGGGATGCGTGTAGCGTCCATAGCAAGCATAGGGTGTACTGTGAGTGCTAGGGCGTCTATACGTGCCCGTAGCTCTGCGTCTAGGGCTTTCTGGCTGTTGTATCCTTTCTCACAGACACCTCGACCATAGAAACGACTAGGCACTACGTCCCAAGGAAACGCCACTACTGGTCGATCTTTCATCATGTAAGGGCTTGGCTCGGCCTTGAGTAAGACAGACTCGTTACCTAGTATTACAATAGCTTCAATGTAGTAGCTTTCTTTTTCATCTTCTTCTAACTCATAGTCTAACTCTTGCTCAAGTAAGTGACGAGGTACTAGACCATAATACTTTGTAAGCCTAACCTTATCATCCTGATGTACAGTTAGCTCACTATCAGGCTCTAAGTCAAAGTCTTCACTAGCGTTGCCTATGTAACCTTCTCGGTAGACTCCTTGCTCTTGTAGTTGCTCTACTAAGTGAGAACTGACAAACTCGTCAATGGCTACACCTAAGGCCTCTTCAATGTTAGTGGCTACAGGGTCAATACGGAAGTTCTGAGGTAGGATAGGACGTAGACGTACTACAGTGCGTTTAGTGATGTTAACGCCCACAGCTTCCATAGAGCCGCCCATGACTTCCTCAGTCGCAGGTTTCATCTCATTAATTTCTTCTAAGACAACCTCTCCTATGCCGTTACCAAAGACTGCTGAGTTAATTAAACACTCACTTACGTCCCTACGTATCTTGGCTAGGTCAAAGTCCTCATGTAGCTTCTTACGCAAGAACATAATGTCTTGAGTCTCAGAGTCACCCATGTTGTCTTTAATGTCAAAGTATTTGCCACGACCAAAGGTAGCCTCTTCTATCTCAGCTACGTTAGACTCTACTGCCTGTTGTAGGGCAGGTGCAATGATCTGACTACGCTCTGCTTGTCGTGTCTTGTCACTAGCGTTCCAAATACCTCGCCATAAGCGATAGTATTCCTCATGCTTCTGTGCGTAGTTATTCTCGTAATACTCTCCCCACGTATCTACCTTATTGAGTACCCAATCTTCTAGGCTTTGCTCAATGATAATAGGGTCTGTACTTTCGTTGTAGTCATTCATGTGTTTAGTATCCGCTAATTGAGTCTAGGGTTTCAAAATCATCTTGTTCTTCAAAGTTGCCTATGTAAGCTACCTTGGCTAATTGGTCTATGTAGGCTAAGGAGTCTACCAAGTCGTCATGTGTTAATGGGTCAGGAAACTGAAATAACTCATCACAGAAACGTGAGTGCCATTCTTTCTTCTTCTTGTTAAGGGTAATACGACCATGTTCAAAACGACCTTGTAAGGCCCACATAACTCTGTCTGTTTTCTTTTGGTTTCCATGAGTTAATTCTTCAACTCTAAAAAAGAATGATTGTCTTTTCATCATATCCATTAAGGGAGACATAACAGCTTGTTTGCTTATACCTTTCTCTATACCTACTGACAAGGGTTTATAGTCTCGTACTGCTTGGAATATTTTCTGAGCTGTTTCATCTAAAGTCCATCGACCATAGATCATATCTTCGACAAACCAACCATCTTCATTGACAAACACAATAGCTAAGGAAGAGTTATCCAATCTACTTGTCTTACCTTTCTTTTTAGACACATCTTGGAAACCAGCCAAGTCAATAGCAATGTAGTAGTCTCCGTCACCTGTAGGCTTAGAACCGAATGATAACCATTCTTCTTTAAACATCTCAGAGCCTTGGTTCTTAAAGGAGGCCATAAACTCTTGTTGGAAAGCATGGGTAGACATACTTTTCTTAGCTACATCTATTTCGTTAGGGTCTAGGGTTTCATTGTCGTAACTGGTAAAGTGCCATGCAGAGAAAGTTTCATCATCGTCACCAGACAACTCTGCGTACTTGTATAGGTCATAGAAGTGATTACGACCCTTAGGTGTTCCTATGAATAAGCAGCTACCCTTTTGGTCAGCTAAGGCTGGACGTAGGATTTCTTCAAACACCTCAGGTTTCATGTCTGCATACTCGTCAAGCACTAGGAACTTTAGACTTACGCCTCGCATAGTGTCTGGTCTGTCTGCACCCTTAAGGCTAATGGTAGAACCATTGATTAGGGTTATCTGCATATTGTTTATGTGTGAACTTCGTATGACAGGAGCACCTAGCTCGACTAGTAGTTTCCACATAATGTCTCTAGCCTGACCTTGTGTAGGCGCTACGTAGAACACGTGTGAGTTAGGTAGGTTAGCCTGTAGGCCGTTGACAATCAACAACCAAGCAGCTAGGCGTGACTTACCACACCTTCGACCTGCTGCAACTACTCGGAATCTAGTCTCATCTGCCCATACTTTCTTTTGCCACTCAAGTAGTTCTATGCTTAGGTCGCTCATACTAAAGTATACTCCCCTTCTTGAGCATCTTCTTGATCATCAGGAGACTGAGGAGAACTTATGTCAGTTTGGCCTACACCAGTAATGTTAATCTGTATGGCTGACTTGCCTCCACCCTTAATGATTTCTTTCTCAAAGGCTGCTATAGGGGCTACCCTGTCCATGACAAGTTTCCATGCTGACGCTTGGTTCTTATGGTCATGGTCTAAGGCTGCATCAAAGATAGCATCCAGAACTTTAGCTGACTTAGGTGACGCAAGCATCCTAGCTTTGTACTCGTTTATAATTGTAGCGTCACCTTTAGGCCGACCAATAATCCCCTTAGGTTTCTTTAGTGCTGCTTTAGGTGGCCTACCTTTTCTTTTAGCTACTATAGGTTCTTTAGTAGTTGACAAATCAATTACCTCTGTGTTGAGATTGAAGAAGTTAAGTGTACTTAAGTATACTTAAGACTCTTAAAGCTATTCTTTAATTTATAAACAAAGAAATAACTAAAAGGTTCTTAAGAAGCTTTACAACATAAGTATATTATAACATATTTAGAGCAGAAAGTCAATCTATTTCTCATGTTTCTTTTGTAAACATATGTTTCCTTTAGTGTGCATATGATAATGAGAGTCATTCCCATGTATACCAATAAGTTACCTGTGTTTTCTTTTGTAATCTTTTATTGACTTTTGGTTGCTTGTGTCAAAGCAAAATGCTACTTTTTTGTGCCTAGGTGGTAGCCTTAGTTTATAGAGAACACTCCAGCCCCCCCGTCCCCTTAAGTTATCCACAGGCTCTTAAGTTATCCACAGGCAGCACACAGGTTATCCCCAGCTTATCCACAGGCCTCAAGGCACCTGAGTTGTCCACAGGTTTATCCACAGGCTACCTAAGGACTTGAGTTATCCACAGGTAATCCACAGATATATCCACAGGTTCTTGAGTTAACATAAGTAACTTAGGTATGCAATAGCGTGACTATTGTGTCTTGTGTAGTCACAGCTTGACAAGTGTATGCCTAGGTGGGTGCCTATGGAGACACTTGACACCCAAGCAAACCTGTGAGTCTGTGGATAACTCTGTGCATATGTGTATAAGTTATCCACAAGT